AGCCTTAACATGACCCCAATACACCGCCATATCTTTTATGAGTTTGTCTTTTTCTTCTTCGGTGAACGTAAAGTCAAACGTCTGAAACTCTTGACCGCCAAATAAGACAGCCAAAACGACACGATCAACTCGATGAACGGTTGCCTCATGTAAAATTTGAGCATAATCAGCAGGAGGAATCCTATTAGTATCTGCATCAAACTTATTCCTTGCATTAATGTTGTAATTCTTTGCTTCGACCAATACTCGACCATCAGCAGAAATAAAATCGAAATGGGAACGTAGCCAGCTATGATCTGGATGTGTGAGAGGGTAATCTGCATCTTTTAACTCCATGTTTAGTCTGTCTTGTGCTAACCTACCAATAATGGGTTGCATGACATGACCCATCTGAACAGCCTCTATTTGAGACAAATCAGGGGGATCAATTTTGCCTTGTTTTTGCATGATGACCTCAACAGCTTTGCCATTCATGACCATACGGGTATCAGACGCCCACCAAGCACTATTTCTTATCTCTGGGGCGAAATCATCTCTATCGTTTGCCATGTTGCACCTCCGATAATAGAATTGCTAAATTGTTCATGACTTGTTCTAGTCTTTTGATACGATCATCAAGCTTATTGATTTTGACATCAAGCTTCATGTCGTCTAGTCGTAAGGATTCTATTTGAACCCTCAATTCATTTAATACAATTTCCATTGTTATCCCCTAGTTAGTGTGTTTAAACAGCTTAAAAGCAGTTAGTCACATTGCCGCACGTTGTGCAGTTAATGATTCGACCATCTACGATATAAGTTTGTGTGTAGCACGCATAAGCTCTCAATGCGATAAGTGATAAAACTATGCCTGTAATGATTGCTATTTTTTTCATGTTATTCCCCTTTTAGTTAAAATGGATTGTTGTCCAAAGTTTGATCCCATTGGTAGTCTCTTACTTTACTTGCTATGGGTTCAAAGTATTGTCCAGCAGTCCCACAATTTCCACCATGTCTTTGTGATACGGCAGAGTTATAAGTTTTATTTCCAGATATTAAATCGATGATAGGTATTCTTGTGCAAAGTGATCCCATATCTTTAGATTGTTCGAAGTGTATGCAATCTACACATATTCTGATCTTACGACTAATCATAATGTCCCCTAGTTAGAAAGTTAGTGTGTTATCAAGTTAAATGATTATGTTTACCTTGTCAAGCACTATTTTTAATTCTTTTTACAAACTATCCCCTGTGGATAAGTCTGTGGATAACCTGTGGATAACTTCTTATCGCTTATAATATTAGAGTATTAATAACTATGAATATAAACTATGTTTATATTCATTATTAAAATGGTTTTAATACATATATTTTATATATCTCTTATATAATATTATAATAGAGTGATTAAAAATTAAGCACATTCAAAAATCACCTACACAATGACCCTGTAAAACACTTTTGCATATAAACACAAGCAAAGATATACCTAGAAACTAAAAATGGGTTGTAGATATGTTTTTGTGTGTTTAAGAGCTATATAACAATCTCTATGTTGATGACTTTTGTGTAAATCATCAAAATAAGCATAATTGCACAAATAATAAGCAATTCTCGGTCTATATGTTGCATTTTGGTCTCCTAATAAAAAATAAGATCATTCGGATATGCTTTTAGCTGACCTACCTTTTTAAAACCCCACGGATTTTTAATCGTAGTGTCATGAAAATGGGTAGCCCCTTTTGAATAATCGTGCTTAATATTAAAGTTGATTATTTTTTGAGCAATCACCATATTTTTTAAAATGGTCTTACTATCAGGTGCTTTATATTCGCCTCTGTTTAAACGCGTTATATATTCACTTGACCACTTCTTATTGATGACCTCACATAACTTATCAGCTTTAAACTCTGCACGTCTGTAATACACCATGCCTACGGCTATTTTGGTTTCAATCGGGGTTAAATCTCCCCCAGCTTCACCCGCAATAACCAGTCCTAAACAATATGCGCCCATTAAAGACATAATGGTCTCCTACGTTGTTAATCAGGGTATTCGTATATCAATGGTTCCAGATCATTATACTCCACGCCCACAATCGTAATATTTGGGTTATTACGTTCCCCCTCTTTTAAATCTAGGGTAAAATTAGCGTTTCGCGCATAATATTCTGCCTCTGTCTCATCTTTAGCCTCTACATCAATCCATACTTGGTAATGTAATGCCACTGAATATAGTTTAGTCATTATTAATCTCCTCAATCTCGGTAATTCTGAACTCATCTGCTTCATACATATTATCAATTTCACCACGTTTAAACGCTTTCTTTTCCTCGTTTAAAAAACTATCTAAAGCGTTCTCTGCGTCTTGATAAGTGTCAAATACTTCTGGCTCGTCATCAACAGTCCATGTATTAATCCACCCATCGCATAATGTTTGGTGCTCTACAACGTATTTAGTAGCCATGTTTAAACACTCCTTAAGTTAAGATAATTGTCTTTGTATTCGTCAAATAAATCCTGTCCTAATTCACTTGCCTGATCTGCGTAAATGCTCGAATACATACCTAAAAAACTATTCCATTGCGCCTCTGATATTTTGTTTTCTGGGTCTAAATGCTCTTTTTCTAAAGCTTGCCAGAGTGCGCTGTTTATATTTGCTGAATAATTAAGCACGGTTTCCCTCCTCGTTGACCTGTTTAAACAATCTCATAATAATATCGTCTAGCTTGTATTCAATCCCACGTCGATTGAGCTCGTTCTCGATCTGTGTGAGATAAATCTCATCTCTAACACCTCTAGCCATAAGCGTTGAATATGTGTCGTAAGCGTTTAAAAGCTCGTCATCGGTATAAGTTAAGATGTTAGGCATTTTGTCCTCCGTTTGATGTGTTAAGAGATCGAACCAATTTTTTAAAGTAGCTCGTTGCTGTGTAATAATCCACGTTAAAACAACGCGCTTCCTCCTTGTCCCAAATGTCCTTCAAATAAAATAAACCCTCTTTGTTTTGTTTTACATAATCAAGGCTTAATTCTTTGATGTAATCAACGCTAGATATTTTTCTGCTATACATATTGAGCCCCCTCTGATTTGCATGAGAGTAGAAAGCGCAAAGATTGAATACGCGCTCTGTTTAGCTGTATTTTTTCCATGATAAAACCCCTTTTTAGTTAGAATTTGGCTTAATTTAAGCCCATAAGCGCGCTGTTTAAACGCGCTTAAAGATTAAACTATGCAACCTCTTTTTCCTCTTGCTTTTTTGTGGCTTGGCAATACTCGAAAAACTCAACCCATGAACCGCTAAAGAGTTTATTTTTAGCTTTTCCGTATGAACTATAAAGACTATAAGCCTCGATTTTGTCTTGGTAAACGTGATACTCATACTCTTGACCGCAATCCTTATTTAAAATTGGCGATGAGATATAAATATTTCCCGCCTCTGTTTTAAATAATGCGATCATTTGCGCTGATAAACAACCCATGCCATTTGCTATTTTTATTTCGGTGTCATCATTACGCCCTAATCCGTTTACAACTTTAAACTTGGATAGATAAAAGCCTAATTCGAAACCATGCCCCGCGATATAGCCGTCATACTGGCGATAAAAACATAATAGCGGGTCTTGCATTTCCGTATTATTAAACTTGTCATCATAAAAATATGTTAGTGATCGTGTGCCCATTTTGTGCCCCTTTTAGTTAGATAAAATTAGAATTAAAAAGCAATAAAAAGAAAATAAACTTAAAATGAAGTAAAAGATTAATTTAATCATATTCATAATTAAGCCTCTACCTTTTCAATAATATGATGTATAGGCTCGCCATAAACGTTAAAAATATAGCCGTTAATCTCGCAATGCTCGTTTACGTCATTTTCTGAACCATCTGCAAAATAACGATAAATTGTCTCGCCGTTATCGTTTTGATATTCCATCGGATATTCGTCAATCCAGCGGATAACGCGCTGTTTTGCTTTATTGCTTAATTGATTAAAGTTATAGCCTTCTATTTGATAGATCATAATTAAAGCCCTTTCTAGTTAGAATATTATAATATTAATATATTATAATGATTATAAGATTATATTAATTAAAATAATTGTCAATAGTTATTATTAATTATTTATAAAAGAAAAAGGGCGCTGTTTAAACGCCCTTGATTTGTTTATTGCATTTGAATATTACAAGCGGGGCATATTGGCGCCCCTGTATCATTCAACCATTTACGCGTTATTCT